AACACATTGACAATTAAAATGCTCTTTTATAGCTCTTCTCCATAGTCTTTTTGACTCTGAACTTGTCATGGTTATTAAGTTGTGTAAGTAGTAATCAGGTGTTGGTAGTAATGGGGTCATTTTTTACGGCTTTTTCTGTTAACTTTTGCTGGGCACGTCTTTCCTTTAGTAGTGCTGCCTTTTGCGTGGCAAGAATCTTTACCGTCTTTGTTACCGTAAGTGCCAAGTTTTTTGTTAAGCTTGTTTGCATTGACTCGTATTGCTAACCCTTTGGGTGTTTTATTGTATTTTGCCTGCTGCTTGCGACGTTTAGCCGCAGCTTTAGGATTCTTTTTGTAATAACTAGAAGTTTTTGCCATAGACTTTCCTTTTGACTAGCGATGGATCAACAGTTGGGATAATTTTGTTTAGCTTATCAAGGGGGCTGCCTTCGTAGGCAACACCAGTTATATCATTAGTCTTGAGCCAGTCAGCGGCTGCTTTTAAATCTTGTGTAGTAGCTTCACCACTACGTATTCTGCGTAGAAAGTCCTCTGTTACAAGGTAGTGTAGTTCATTAAAACTGTCCTCGGTAGCCTTCTTAGGTATTACCCTTGGATTTGTCATTCTATGTCTAGTCCTTTCTTAACTATAGCTAGTGCTTTATCGTCCAGTTTATTATCTGACTGTTCAACAAGCTTTTCTAATAAGTCTACGACGAAGCCTTTAAACTTGTCACTTTTTAAAAAAGCCAAAACGATTGGTTTTAGAATTGCTAGCATTTTTTTTAGGTAGTAATGTTTGTATTGGTACTATATCTTGGCACAAGTGAGCAACACGTGTACCGGGGCGTATAGTAAACCCTTTTTGTTGCAGCTCTGCACATTTTAATGCTCGTACAAGCTCAAAATCTAGCTGCATTTTTTCTTCTTGACGTTTAGCTATACGTCTACATTGCTTAAGACCCTCTCTATCCAGTGGCACCATAAAGTTAACTTGAAAACCCCAGTTTTCGCTTATGACATACCCATCTGGATCTACAGGTTCGGTATCGTTGCCCATGTAAAACGGACTAAAAGTCATAGTTGATCCGTTACATGCAATGTTTGGGCCGTAGTTTTGACGTGACGACGCTCCATTATTTTGAAATTGCACGGCTTGGTTAGTCACGTTGCCTGTAGCTGCTGCCACAGGATTAGCAGTATTGTTTGTCTCAGCGTATGTTGGTGTTACTGTGAGAATACAGAGAGCGATGTAGTAGTAGAGTTTATTGTATACGTGGTATTTACATCCCACTGTTCTACTAAACCAGCTGCTCTTGTAGTTGTTTCTAATGTCCATGGTTGACTATTATCTGTTACTGTAAAAGTCGTACCAGTACCAGATATATCTGCTGATGGTGTTACATTAGTACCTGACCAAGTATTAACTTCCGCACCATAGATTTGTTTCTGGGTGACTTCTGTTATAGTTTGAGTTGTAGTTGTTGTGCTGTTCATCGACCCTGTTGTAAACTGGGGCGTAACAGTGTTTGCTCTTGCAGCTGCGGGTGACAACAGAGCTAAGAGAAGAATCCATTTCTTCATGTTTTTGGTGTGTCTTGTTTTTTCATCATTGGGCATGTAGGAGGTTTAGTACCGTTAGACTTGCCTGTAGTTAGCCCGAATGTAGCAAGTGCCCCCGTAAAAACGCTCGCGACGAAAGTGATATCAGAGTTACCTGACTTTTTTATCATCGGTATTTCTACATAGTTTAGTGTAATAATAAACCCAGACCAGATGACTACAACTAATCGCACAAGCGCAGCTAGTATAGCCATCTGTTCGTCGTGATCATCTATACCTTCTTTTATTTTTGTAAGGATACCTTTCTTTTTTTCTTCCATTTATCTATCTTGCCTTGTAAGAACTTTTGTACTCGTTTCTTAATTAGATCAAAGAACGGTTGAGCAAGGGTGGTTGTAGCTACAGCTGCTACCGCCGTAGTTACAGCTGTAACCATAACCTCCGGCGATGGTAGAGGCATCTGTACATCTATAATAGGTATATCTAGTTTTCTTGTTTGAGGTTGCACCTCTTGGGTTTTTGCTGGTTGTGTCCCCTCTGGCTCGCGAAGATCGCTCGGAGGTACAACCAGCGGGATGTAGCTTGGAACATCTGCTGTAGGGAGAGGTATTGAAGGGGTTTGTATAGTAGGAAAAGTAGGTATTTCCAATTATCTTCCAGCTACACTTCCGCTATTATTAAATGTAATTGATCCTCGGTTGTATATGTAGTAACCAGCAAGTCCTCCAGAAGAGCCACTGCTACCACCAGAACCAGCAGAACCAGCAGCACCGGGATGTCCAGCACCACCACCATAGCCAGTGTATGAGTTACCCACATTATGGTTCCAACCCTCACCTCCAGTAGCACCAGTAGCACCTGTAGCACCAGTATTACCAGTAGCACCAGTATTACCGCTATTTCCAAAATATCCACCATTTCCGCCAGTTCCACCAGTTCCACCGGTTCCACCAGCTCCACCGTTTCCACCATCTCCAGGGAGAGATAGTGTAGGTTGCTCCCCTGCACCACCAGCAGAACCACTAGAGCCACTAGATCCGCCAGAACCTGTAGTTCTAGTTTGGTTATATCCTTCGCCTCGTCCACCAGCTCCTCCAGAGCCACCAGATCCTCCAGATCCTCCTGAGCCACCAGCTCCACCAGCTCTTAAACTGCTGGGCCAGTATCTTCCTTGACCACCTTGTCCTCCAGTTCCACCGGTTCCGCCAGATCCGCCGTTTCCGCCGCGGCCTCCGCCACCGCCACCGCCATAAAGACGGCCGCCAGAGTTAAGATTGATAGTAACGTTGCTTGTCTGTTGAGCATATATAGCATTACCACCTGTACCACCAGCACCACCGGTTCCGGCAGAGCCTCCAAATCCATAGACATAGCCAGTGATATCCATAATTAAACTACCACCCATGCCAGAAGGAATCAGAAGAGCGTGTGTGGTAGTACCTCCAACAGTTACACCGCTTGGAAGAACAAAGCGTTTTGGTATAGAAGAAGCCCAAACAGTGCTTCCAAAGACACTAGTTAAGCTAAGGTTCTCACTATTAGAAGATTGAGTATATAGTATTTCGTCTACTGCACCATAAAAATTTGAGATTGATATAGTACCAGATGTAGGAACGGAAGTGTTATTTGATGTTACATTAGCACCATTTCTATAATATTCAGATAAAGCATGTGGGGCTGATCCACCAAACTCATCTACAATATCTTGTATGGTAATTATTCCTGAGGATTGTATTGCCATTAGCTTCCCCCATCTGGAGCAGTTTCGTCAGTTATCTTTTTGACTAAGAAAGTTGCTTTTGTATCATCAGCTAATAAGAAGTTTTTCTTTTCATATAACCCTTTATATTCGTCTAATTCTGCTTTTAATTCATTAACAGCATTGATAAGAACACCAACTATTTTTCCATAATCGACAGACTTTACATCTGCACCATCTAGTTGTGTTGTAGTAACAACTTCTGGTATATGTGTTTCTACTTCTTGTGCAATGACACCAATGCTAGGTTTGTCATCTTTGATCCATTTATAAGAGACACCTCTTAACTTACCACAAAGATCAAGAGCATTATTAATAGTAGCTATATCTTTTTTAAGTGTTTGATCAGAAAAAGCAGTTACGTCACCAGATGCTACTAATGCACCTGTAACTGACACGCCTGTACCTGTGGTTTCTAATTTTTTTGAGTCGTCGTGATATAGTTCAACTGCTCCGTCAACAATAAATTTTGCCATATCGTCACCGCCAGCAGAAGCAATACCTACCGATGTACCAGCTGTTGTAGTTCTTATTGCTAAATTACCAGTAGCATTATTTATAAACGAGTGGCCACTACTATCGTGATAGATTTCTAAGTCTTGGCTATTTCCAATTCTTAGCTTTGTATCATCAGCAAACCCTAGTGAATTATCTGATCTGTCAAAAATAATATCTCTGCCAGCAGTAGCACCATCAAAGGTTACATCTCCAGTAAAAATACCACCAGCTGTAGGCATTTTAGCTGCTAGGTTGTTATTTACTGTTGTCGTAAGAGTTGATATTGCTGAGGTGGTGAAAGCAGTTGTTGCAACTTTTGTTGTGTTATCACTAGCACTTTGAGTTGTTGCTGTCACTCCATTTGCTAAGAAAACACTAGATTTTATTTCACCTGAGGTATCTGATATAGAAACTAACTGAGTATTAGCTGCTGCTACATCTACACCATCAACTGTTCCTGTAACAGTAATATTGCCAGTTACGTCTACACCAGAATCAACATCTAAATTACCTTTAAATTGTGCAGATTGATCGCTTAAATTTAATACTAATATATCGTTAGCTTGAGAAGGGGTATTAGTTTTACCAAGTGCTAATACATTTGCATTATTTACAATGTAAGAATCTTCATCAGAACCTTCAATATCTACAAATTTAAATTGTGGGAAATTACCAGATAGTGTTAAATCTCCACCTGTTATGGTTGCATCACCTGTTGTAACTATATTTTGACTTCCAAAGTCAGGAGATATCTTAGTTCCAGCTATTGCAGCAGATGCGTTAACGTCTGCATTGTCTATTGTTCCTGCTGGAAGGTTAGACATATCTTCTCTAAGAAGAGGTCTACCACCAGCTTGTGAACCGTCATGTACGACAGCTGTATCTTTTGTTGTGTCTATTGTGACTTCACCTTCAGCACCTGTAAATGAATTGTGTTGAGTTGTTGAGCCACGTCTTAATTTTAATAATTTTGCCATTTAAAGAGTACCGAAATCAAGTTGTAAGTTTGCACCGTCTATAGTACCGATGTTGTTTAGATTATTATTTTGACCGTCTAACGCACCACCTAATTGCGGAGTAGTATCGTCAGCAAGGCTTGCTATTCCTGAGTTAGATGTAATACCTAAAAATGCTGATCCGTTATAACTTTTTAGTACGTTGTTTGTTGAATCATACCATAAATCACCAGCATTAGGACTACTAGGTGCGTTTGCAGATATTGTATATTCTGCTGCGTATCTGTTTACATCGTTTATAGATCCACCAACATTGTTTACATTTGTTATAGAACCAGCTACAGTGTTTACATTTGCTATAGAACCAGCTACAGTTACAACATTAGATGCTACATCAGCAACACCTTTTATAGGATCTTCTACTACAGTTATGGTATTACCCATAGCATTACCGTGTGTAACGCAATAGTATCTAAATCCTGTAGGTTGTGATTCTGGTATTGTAATTTTAGTAAATGCACCAGCGTTACCGGGCTGTGCTGTAGATGTTACTACATTAGTTGTGTACGAACCTGAGTCCGTCTTAAAAGCTAAACGATGAGTATTGTTACTAGCATCACTTTGATCAAATGTATACGTCCACCCTTTGTGCAAGCTTAGAGTCTTTGCTGGGTTTGCTGTGTCACCATCTAGGACAAACTTGTTTACACCACTATAATTAGCGACTGTAACTGCAATTGTTATCTCGTCTTCTAGTGCATCTGCAACTATGTCAAGTGACCCGTTAGAGCTACCTGTAGTAACTGGGTTTATAATAAGACCTAGATCTTCTTGAAATGTTATAGCACCAGATACAATTGCTACGTCATTTAAAACTGATTGCGACGGTGTTATAGTAGCAAACGCACTACCATTCCATACAGTTAAATTATTGTTGCTGTTGTCAAACCATAAATCACCAACTGATAACGATGATCCATCTGCTCTTTGTGTAGGTGCAGAGTTAGCTATTTGGTATAGATCAGCGAAGTTATTTATATCTACTACATTAGCACCAGCTGCTACGACATTAGTTATATTAGATGCAACAGCACTAACATCTGATGCCTTAGGTACTTGTCTATGAAAAGTATAAGTATGTAGTGTGCTAGTTGATTCTACCAAGAATCCGAAACCCTGAGGTATGACAGCCGGCACGTTATTAATAGTAATAGTAGCATTGCCTGCCAAGTTACCGTTTGCTATAGTAACAGTCGTTCCAGAAGGTGTTAATGTCGCAGTTGTAGCTGCAATACTTAATACAGCAGCTTGACCTGTAGATCCTTGCGGATTGCTGTTAGGAAAACTAGTTTGATTAGGTACAATATCAAATCCACCTACATCATCAATAAGGTCAATAATACGCGCATTTATTGCAGCTGTAGTTGCTACAAATGCATCTGAGTTAGACCAAGGGCTACCGCTAGCAATAGTCTCAGTTGAGTCTTGACGTAAGAACCTAGCTTCAGATTCTGTCTCTGTATAGTATCTACCATCAAGAGCACCGTTAGTAAGTTCTGTTTCTGTAAAGTATCTATTGTCTAACTGTCCGTTATCTAATTCAGTTTCTGTGTAGTATCTACCATCTAAAGCGGCTGCCTCTATTTCAGCAGCAGTTAATTTATTAGCCTGTAATAGTACTTTTATCTCTGCGGCTGATTGATCATCTTTAGCGTCTGTTTCTATAGTATCTAATTTAGTACCATCTGCCGCTACATCTCTACCATCTACAGTTCCCGAAACAGTTATATTTCCTGTTACGCCAAGTGCACCTATAGTAGTAGCTCCAGCTCCAAGAGTTCCGCTAGTTAGTATATTTTGAGAACCAAAACTAGGATTAACTTTTGTGCCGTCTATTGCAGCTGCTGCGTTTACATCAGCATTAACAATAGTTCCATCTAAAATTTTACCAGAGGTTACAGAACCATCAATTAGTTCTGGTGTTCCTACAGAATCATTAGCTAACTTATCTTGAGTAACAGCATCGTTGGCTAATTTAACTGTAGTGACAGCCCCGTCTGCTATGGTACTAGTTATTACAACTCCGGGCTCTAAGTCATAACTTTGTATTAGCTGATCGTTATGTTCTTGTAATGATCTTAGAACTTGTTTTGTATTGTTGTTTAAATCTTCTGCCTTTACTGAAGATCCAGCAACAAATGTAGCCTTACCTTCTACAGCAGTGTTACCGTTGTTTAGTACATCTGTTTGACGTACAACACGGACAATGCTAGGACTAGTTGGTGCTGTACCTATCCAGTCTACGGTGCTTTGACCGTTAGAGTTATAAGGGTTTATGTTATAATCAACACCGGCAGTTTTCTTTACACCATCAACATATACTAAAATTTCATCGGATGAGAATGTAGTAATTGTAAAGTTGATGTCAGATCCTGTGGCTGTTGTTTGTAAAAAGGATTGTTGTGACATTATTTATATATGTTGAGGATGTTTGCTGTAGTTGAACGTTTAGACACTTTTTGAAGTTTTCTAAGTCGTTGCTTTTCAATCTCTTTATTTATCTCAGGATTATCTTTGATTGAGTCCCAAGCTCTTCGTTTAGCATTTTTAAATAATTTATCTATAACTCTGTTATGGTAATAATCTCTAGCATCAAAATCACTACGTTTACCAGATCTTATATCTTCATACATCTGTTTCATAGATGCAAGTATTCTTTTATTTTTAGCTAATTTATTAAGCTCTAGCTCTAAATTAAGAGAACCTAATGCTCGTTGAAACTCAGATCTTATATAAGGATGATCTGTTAAATTAGTGCTATCAGGTGCATAATATGTAGATGTACGTAAATCATAACCGCTATCAAATAAAAAGTTTCTGCCTTCACTTTGATCTAAGTTAAGACTTATCGGACTTACTGCATTATAAGCTCTAGTTAAGAAATCCCAATCTTTTAAAGGTTTACCATTAAGCATATCATACTTAATAGGTAGTGCTTTAGATGCAATATTTTCTGTAATTAAGTTACGGTTACGTACAGACTGTCTTACACCTGAGTTTATCTCACGCATAAATGGGGTAAATAATCTACCTAAGTCATTACGTATACCAGCTAGCGGTACTTGGTTGTTAAATAATCCAGCTACAATACGACCAGTCTGACCGGGTCTGCCTGCAAATAAGTCAACAAAGGACTGTATACCAGCTAAGTATGATTTACTTGTTACAGCCTGAGCTACAACAAGAGCTATCTTACCTAGTTCGTTTTCTGTCCATTCTTCACCCATAAGCTCGCTAGCATCACCTACGTCAGCTATTGTAGACATAATAAGGTTGAACGGCTCAAATGAGTCATACCCTACACGTACAGCACCAAGCTTTATTGTTCTAGGTTCCCACTTACCGTCTAACCATAACTGTCTTTTTTGTCTATCTACTGGGCCGTTACCATTAAGATCACCACGCATCCAAGCTTGTACAGCCATAAATACTATAGCAGATCCTATTGCTAGCCGGCCTGTTTGTAAAGCACGTGCGTTAGCTAATTCTTCTACGCTTGTAATACCATACTTACCAAGACTAGCTAAGTCGTTAGAGTTTGCAAAAGCAATATCATTAAACTCTTTGACTAAAAAGTTAAATCCGGGTGTATACTTACCTGTAAGTGCAAGACCGTTTACACCAGTTCTAGCAAACAAAAAGAAAGGTTTAGCTAAAGGTGTAGCACTAAACACATCGTTTAGTCCTTTTGCAAAGCCTGTAAGCTCCTGTGTAAGTGTTACTTCTTTACGTGCAAACTTAGTTGCTTCATCTACTATGTTACCGTTTGCGTCAAAGATCTGTGCATAAAAATCATCTTCATATGCTCTCATCAGTTCTGGTGTTATCTTAGGTGTCTTGTAACCATTGTCCTGTAACTCAAGAACTCTACGCATAGCTTTTTCACGCATCTTGGCACGACCTAAAATGTATGCAAATGCATCATCAGTTGCGGCCATGAGCTTTGTAGAGTATGTTAAGAAGTTTTTATTATTCATACTTCTTGCCATATTAGCCATACGAAACGCTGCTGTTTCTCCGGGTGTAGCTCTACCACTATCTTCTGCCCATCTACGTAATATTTCCCAGTTATCGTCGCCCGCTGTAAACTCTATAAAACGTGTTTTTATTGATCTTATATCACCTTTCCAGTAAGAGTTAAGTTTACTTCTAAATACAGTAAATGATTCTGGTATAGCTTCTACCATAGCATTAACTGATGCAAGGCTAGATCTAACTGTTGCTACATTACCGTCAAATGGTAAACGTAACACAGCACCTAATGCTTGAGCTAGCGGACGTAAGAATGTTGCAGTAGATGTACCCATAATAGCACGACCCGGTGTTTTAGTGCCAGATAGTATACTATGGGACATGACACCTTCTAGTTCTCTAATAAGAGCACCGGTACGCTGAGGCCCGCCTGCTTCTAATGCACCACCGAGTATAGTCTTTCTTGCCCACGCGTCGAAGTCGTCAAGAGTATTTACATTCTCCATCATAGAAAAGGCTTCAAACAACGCGTTTATCATATCATCATTGTCATCGTCTTTTGCTATTTTTAAGATGGACATTATAGACTCTCTAGCGTCAACCATAGCGTCTTGTGTAGCTTCTTCGACAGCTTTCTTGCTTTTTTTACCAAGTCCTAATTCTTTAAATGTGTCAGACTTTACAAATCTAGCTTTCTTTGTTTCATATAATGCAGTAAGCATAGTATCTACAAGTTGTTTAGCAGGGCCATCAATGTCTTGTAAATCAACTAGGTCAGCTATTTCTCTACCAGCTACGCCTAAGTCACGTACCTGTCGTAATAATGAACCTATAACTAGGTCTGCAATGACTACATTCTTAGATGTCCATACAGCATTACCGTCAATAATATCGTTGGTTTCAAATAACTCTTCTAGATATTCTTTTGGTGACATGTCTATAGCATTTCTGCCTTGAGTTATACGTTGATGTGCTTCGATAGCTTCTCTGTATTTATCAACAAGAGCTTTTCTATTACCTTTAGCGACCTCTAGCTCTTTAGCAAACTTTTCGCTGCTCATCAACCCACGCATGATTCTTTCAACCGTAGCGTCGTCTGTACCGCCTTTTAAGCCTATTCTTTCTCGTTCTACGGGTGTAGTGACCGATCCAGTAGAGCCCTCCTCTGAGCCCCATGACTTACGTGTTTTAGATAACTGCTCTCGAGCTGCTTGAGGCTCTACTTCGGATATGTGTGCACCTTGATGTGGTTGAGATATAGGAGCATTTTTGTCTGCTCTAAACTGTGTCTCACCTTCACGTATCTGTGCAACACCAGCTTCTATTGTTTGTTTTTCTAAGCTTTTGTTACGTTTAGTTATTTGCTCTATAGCTTTTTCACCACCTTTCTTTAGTGTGTACGCAAACCCGTCAAAGACTAGGCCGATGCCCATACCTTCAACAATGTTTTTTAGTTTCATCACTACTGGGTGATCAGTATCTTTAGTAGATATTGGTGTATCTACCCATCCATATCTGTCACGCAACGCGCCTAATGCGTTTTGCTCGTCTGACTCTTTAGATACAAGGTCAGACACAGCCCCTACAGCTGCACCTCTGACTAGATTACCTTTTGTTAGTGCTAGTAAACCAGCTGGTATAGTAACTACACCTGTGGCGGCCGCAGCCTTAGCTGTTGCAACAGTACCTATAGCTAATGTACCAAAATGTACTAAGCCTCGTAGTTGTTTACCCCACCATGTTCTAGTTTCGATTGGGTTATCGTACGCACCAAAAGGGCTGAAGTCTGGTCTATATTCACCAGTTTCTTCTTTTTGTTGCTGCATCTCGCCAGAAAGAGCGTCTATTGTACGTTCTGGAAAGGTGGCTATAGATGATGCAGTATCTTGAAGGCCACCGGATAGTATGGACTGACCTTCTTTGATGAGTGCCTTAGCACCCCAGTTTTCGGCATTTCGAGGATCTTCTTGCTCTGAAACAGCTTGCTTGTCTTGTTGCTCCAAAGTTTCTTGTGCTCTTTCCTGTGCCTCAACCTGTAGTTGATATTCTTCCGCAGCTGCCGCAGCTTCGTTAGCTACGTAGTCTATCGTGTTTCCATCAATATCAACTTCTATATTAGAATAGTTTGAATCAGTCATAGTTATGGAGTTGCAATAATTCCTTCAGTTTGTCTTCTAGTTTCTTCTTCTCTTTCTCGTCTTTTTCTGTCTTCTATATCTTTATCAATAACACCGTCTGCAATAGCTAGCACAACACCACCTAAAAGGTTTTGAAACTGGTTCATAGGTATATCGCGTAAAGCTGGAAACGCATCTAATACCATTTCTTGCTCAGCATTACTTAATGAAACTAATCTGTCCCATCTTTTTTCGCTTTCGTCACCTTCAAATACAGTTTTTGTACCGCCTTTTTTAGCTTGTATAATAGCACCTCTGATAGTGTTTGTTCGATTAGCTCTTTGCCTCATCAACTCGACTACTATTTTACTTTGTGTATCTTCGTTGAACAAAGCATTACCGTCTATAACACCATCTTTTAGAGCGTCATTTAGCTCATTAGCAGTAAGATGATATATGCCAAACTTGCTACCGCCTCTGTTAGCTAATGTAAGTATTTGATTAACAGTAAGTTTGTTACCGTTTTTTCTACTAAAACCAAAAGCTGGTTGATAGAAACCTTCTTGTACGTTTGATATTTTAAGTGCGTTTAAAAGCTTCTTTGTATTTTCTCCAGACGGGTCACTCATAAAGTCTAGGTTTTTAGTTAAGTGTGGTTTGACTTCTAGCGTGTTTTTATCTTTTAATGTAAGATCGTACTGTGGATCAACTATAACCATATTTGGTACTTGCTCTCCAGCATCATTTGTTATGTACCCATCTTGCACTACTCTAGGTCTTATCTTTATTGTACCGTCTTCGTTTAGACCACCTGTAGCTTCTAATCTAGCTTGTGCGTACTGTTTAGGTGACATTTTAGTTCCGTTTGCTACTTTATTGAAGTAATTAGGAAAAGGATCACCATATAGTAAATGTTTTTTATATTGCCCTATAGCTTGCTTTTCCCACAGAGATACAAAATTACTTTGACTTGTAGTTTTAGCAACATTAGCTTTTACTATTTTATTATCGTTTTGTATATCTAGAACGCTTGGTGTACCGCCTTCTTGTTTCTCAACAGTATTTAGAGCAAAATTACCGGCTGCTAATTCTTGTTCTATTTGAGGTAATACTGTAGATATAGCTTTATCATAATCTGTTCCTCCTTTTAGCAGATTATCCATTCTTCTACCAAACTCGTCATAAGCTTTTTTAACTTCAAGCTTTTCAAGAGTACTTAAGGGTGTGCCTTGAGTATAGTTTGGATGTGACGTTTTCAAGCCCTCTTCTATTTTTAAACCTTCGGGATCAGCAACCCCTACTCTAGAATTACCGCCGTTAGTTGATGTACCATCACCTCCAAAATCTATTTGGCTTGTATCAATACCTTGACGCTCTGCATCTTCTATTAGAGGTTTTAAGATTTCTGGTGGTATACCACCTTGATCTATGTATTGTTTTTTAAGCTGATTTACTTCTTGCTGAAATATTCTTTTTTCAGCTAGTCTTGTTCGTTCTACATCTTCAGCTAGTTTAATCTTAGTATCCTGTATAAGTTTATCATATCCGTCTCTTTGTGCAAACTTACTATCTTCAATAGTAGTACGAGTTCCGGGTGCATATGCTGGTACAAACTGAGCTTGATCGTATAAGTATTCAAGGTGATGTATCTTTAGTGTTGGCACATCAGATGTTATATCAGCAGCAACAGCTGTCATAAGATATCCTAAAGCATCAGCTCTTGTAAATTGTTTATTACCGTCACCACCATGCTCTAGGTAAATAGTATCAACTAACTGTTGTGCGTCTATATCCATCTTTTTACCATACTGTAATGGTTTAAGACCGTTTACTATAGTTTTATTTAGTTTTATATTTCTATTTTGTACGTAATTAGCATTAGCTTGACGTTTAAAGGTTTGTACATTGTTGTTTCTTCTTTGTACTAGGTCAGGGTAAATGTCTTCGTAAAAAGCTTTTCTAAACGCTCTGCTGTTTACATCTATACCAGCGTCTCTAGCGTTTTGTACCATAGCTGTGACTACTAACTCATCAGCAGAGTTATGTAACTCTATATACTCTTGTATATCTGTAATGTCTTTACCACCGTTTTCGTTTATAATCTGTAGTCTAGCACCGTAGTAATCTGTTTTAATATCAGATATTAATTGATCTAAAGTTATATCCTCTGGTTGTGGAGCCAACTTTGTATTTAGAAAGTTTTGTCCAATCTCTCCATCTTGCAATAGTTGACTGTTAAACTTCGCATCTTCAAAAGCAAATTTACCTTCTGCATCTCTTAGCTGAGCACTAGAGTTTGAGTCTAGATATCTCATAGCCTCGTCTATTTTTTTCTGTGCTTCTCGTCTATCTTCAAGCACTTGCAAAGCTGCACTAGCTTTACCAGAAAACTCTGCTATTTGACCAAAAAGTTCTAGAGGTCTATCTGCTATCTCTCTTTGTATTCTAGCCATTTGGTCATAAGCAGCAGCACTACGTTGAGTCTGGTCATCTATAGCTTCGTTAGCTGATTCAGATAAATCTGCCTCAGTTCTGTCGTAATTATCGGTAGGTAAATCGGGTATATCGTCCCTAGACTTACCTACAACGGTTTGGAATGATGATGTCATAATTTAAATGAATGAACCGAAAGATTTAAATGAAGAGCCAAATCCTGATGATACTCCTAATCCAAAACCTGAACTAACGGGAGCAGCGGCTGCTTTACCGGCACCAAAACTCATAGGGAATCCACCGAAACTGGAAGCTATACCTGCTATCTGACTTGCTATTTGTAAGGCACCACCTAGTCTATTTTTAGGAGGCATCATAACAGGAGCACCATACTGAACTGGTAGTCCTAGTGCTTCTCTAGCTGCTGCATTTTTTTGTTGAAACTGTCGTACAGCACCAGTTTCTGCGTAGGCTAAGTTTCTACCTAACACATTATTTAGTACACCTTCGACTTCTGATTCGGCTGCAAGCAATCCTTGGTAACTAGCTCGACCAAAACTTCTAGATCTACCACCCTCGTTTACTGTACCTTTCGATCTAAAATACGCACGAGCAGCGTTTTCTATTTGTTTTCTACCCTTACCTTGGGCAGCGATAGCTTTTGCGTAAGCGTCAGATCTGGCTCTAGAAAGTCCTATTACGTTTCTAGTTTGTGCTCTAGCAAAAGATATTTCTTTGTTATAAAATTTAAGCCTTTCTGCTTCAAAGGCTGCGTTTTTAGCACGGGCTTGTTGTTTAGCTTGAGCTCTAGCCCCTGCATTAGCATCTACGCACACGGCAAAATTCAATAAATGTTACATTATTTGGCCCATGTTTTAACTTACGTAAAAACTTGAAGCCTAGAAACTTCAGCAGTTTTAAATGTGCTGTGTTTCTACTATCAACTATATTCCAAAGGAGTCGCTCTTCACGGCTATCGACGTACCGCTTCGCTTCTCTTGCGAATGTAATTGGATATCGG